AGTTGAAGACATTTTAATCTCATCCAACTAGTATTATTGTCTTTTGTGGTTGAGAATTTGTAGGCATTACGTTATTTGGCGGTAATTTCCTTGCTCTAGCCCAATAAAGATAACCGGTATGTGTAGCACCACCAGAACAATCCATTATTCCAAATGCTGAACCGTTTGGAGTTATTGAAGAACTCCAAATTGCAATTTGTTGTAAATTTAATTGTGGTAATTCTACAATTGGTGAATTAATAATTTGCCCGTAATATTCAATTTCTGAACTTGTTACAATTGCTTGATAGAAATTATAACCAAATGATGTAAAAACGCTTTCTGATGGAGCAACTTCTATAGTACAACCAGACCAAATATATCCATCTCCAGTAAATGGATCCCATGAAACTGTGTAACCATTACTTAAAAATTGACCATTCCCATGATTAGTATTATTACAAAAACTAGCACTTCCAAGAAATTCTATAGCTTGTTGGTCAGCTGAACCGTTATAATATTCTACAGCTTCAAATATTTCATTCACATTATTTGCATTTGTTGTAGGCAAATAAACTACAGTATAAGAACCGCCTTGACCGTTTAACATTAAAATATATCCAGGGGTTGTCCCACTTTGTGGAGTAAATTGAATTGATGAATATATGTTTGAATAAATTTGTAAATTATTAGGAAGATATGAAGTACCCATAGCGTTTATATATGCGTCAAAAACGTAACTTCCGTTATCATAAGCTGTATTATAATATGCGTTAATTCCAGTATAAGGATATTGGTTTGAATTCCTTACAAACATATAAATTGTTAAAGACCCATTTGCTGGAACTGAAGTTGGTAATTTTACCCAAATATAAACAGTTGATAAATCTGAACTGTATTGAGATATCCACGCATATAATGGGGTTTGACATTGTGAATCTAGACAAAATTGTAAATTCAAAAGTTGATTTGGATTTGATAATATAGATGACAAGTTTAAAATTAACAATTGTTGAAAAGGTGAAGGGGTCGGATCTGGTTGATTATTTGTTATCGTAATTGTATAAACAGTTATTGGAATTCCGGAAAATTCAATTTCTTCACTTAAAAGTGTTGGATTTTGTGCATTTAATTGAATTTCACTCGGGGATGAAACAGTTATCCTAAGACATTGTTTTGGCATCAAATAAATTGCATTATTAATTTGAATTGGGGAATTTCCTAAATTCTGAATTATAATTTCTCTCCAAGTTTGTAAATATGATGGGTTAAGATAATTTTCAATAAGTTGTTCAACAGTCGCTGTTCCAGAAAATTGAAATTGTGTTCCAGCAATTTGACTAGGTGTTACAATTTTACTTATCAAATTTGGAATTAATAATTGTAATTGTTTATATATTTGTGCTAATTTTATTTGAAAATTAAAAGTTGGAAGTATAATATTTTGTAATTCAAAAGTCGGTTTGTTTGACATACTTTCAAATGGTTGTTGATCCCCTTCACCGAAAGTATACGCTAACGGCTGAGACAGATTGTGGAGAACGTTATATCCCATGACTTTCAAAGCCGAAACATATAGATATTTTGCAATTACTTCATTTAGATTTTGAAAGTTTCCATTTTTGTAATATTGTAAAAGTTTTGCTGAGCCGTATTGATTGATAAAGAGTAGATTTTTGACAAAGTTATTCCAGTCTTGAAGTGTTAGATATTCTAAAGGAAGTTTATATCGTACTTTGTAAGGTAAGCTCATTAAATAAAAATTGAGAAATGACACAAATAAAAACACAATTCTTATTTACCATATAATGAATATGACATGTTCTTGATGTCTTTACCTTTTAATAACGATATTCAAAAAATGCAATATACCTTATATTTTAAATATGGCATATTGTCATTCTTTGAAGTTTGTAATATATTCTATAATTTTTCTTATATCTAAATGTGTTTGATTCTCAATTTGTAATATATAATTCTCATTTTGCAAAATCTGTATTATCTTGTTTTTATTCTCAATAAAGAAGTCATAAAGTTCTTTATGATTTTTATACCAATCATCTTTTCCGTTTTTCAAGTCATTATCAATTTCACCGAGAAGAAACGCTAATTTTCTAACATCAATTTGTCCTTTGATCGGCTTAAATATTACGCCAAGTACAGAATAATATGGTTTATATTTATAAATGCACAAATTAAAGTTCTTGCCTTCTTCACAAATCGTGAATTTCGGATTATAAATTTTAGCTACTAAGCCTTCAAGTCTTTCCTTAGTTATAATGTCAAGTAAGTCTTCAGCATGTAGACAAATTTCCGGATACCATTTTGAAATTTCATCATCAATTTCAAACGGACTTAGATATCTATTATTTTCTTTGTCAAAGACATCATATATGATAAATTGTGGAATTTCATTTTGATGAATCTGTAATGCTGATGTCTTTTTATGTACAAGTTCCCCATGAATTATAAATTGTGGATTCTTCTTTATATAGTTTATAACTTCTTCAATTCCCGGAACTTTCATGAAAAGTTCTTGAAAAGTTTTTTCATGAGGTATATCTTTTCTAGTATGTATTTTCAACTCATTCTCGTATTTCAGACATATATGTGTTCCATCATATTTTATCTCATAAAAAACTAGTTCTTTAAAATTTTCAAAATCTTTATAACTTATATTTTCTGCCTCGTAATGACATGGATTTGTGTTCATGAGATATAATTTATGAACTTGACAAATTTGAACGTAACTGCCAATTTAATAAGATTAACTGGATTTCATCATTTGTTAATCCATATTTCTGCAATTGTTGTAATAAAGATTGTGCAGTTCCTAAGTCAATTTTGCCTTTCTCAAATAATAAACTAATTGTTGATATTATTTCGTTTACATAAGTCCTAACTCTTCTATTTATTGTATACTCAAGATAAGTATTTTGCAAATCGCTAGGAACTTGAAATTCTGAGAATACTTTTTGTAGAAATTGAGTTGGATTTGATACATATTCAGCAACAGAAAGTGCTTTAGATGGTGTTAAATACAATTCACTAAATCCTAATATTAATTTCTTAATTTGTGCTGTCAATCTTAAAATTCCTAAATATACATCATTTATGCCATATTGTCTAAGTAAATTCTCTAATTGTGCATTTGAAATTCCATAAATCAAAGTGTTTATATATTCGTCTTTCAAAGTATGGACATATTCTCCAATCAGTTCTTGTTGATAAACATCTAGATATAAGTTCACGAATTCTGATGGTATAAAAGATAGTTCTACAAGTTTCTGAATTGGATAATTATATTTGAAAGCTTTCTCTATTTCTTCAATTTTTGGAATATATTGTTTCCAAATTTCAAGTCCAAAACTTGAGGCATATTGTTCCAGGAGTATCTTTATTTGGTCATCTGGAATTCCTAATTTTCTCAATTCAGATTCTGCATTACCTAAATTAATCGGGATTTTTCCAACTTTGTAAAGTTGTCCTTCTATAATGTTTCTAATAATTGTATGAATGTCATAAAATGTTGGTGTGTAAATTTGAACAAACAAATTCGCTATATCTTTTTGCATTCCTAATTTCTCTAGTTCTTTAACAGCATCTGTTGGCTTAATTTCTAGGTCTTTTAACAAAGATTTTATATATTCAAGTCCAATTTCAAGTTGATAAATTTGGATTTCTGGATTAATTTCATAATCTACAATTTCTTTCGGCAAATTTTTAATATTTCCAATTATGCCATGTCTTGCTAAACTTACGTAATAATCTACAATTTTTGGAAATATATATTCATAATAGAATTTTTGTGCATAAAGATCTATTGCGGTTCTATCTTTCAAAATTTTCGATAATTCGTTAATTAATTGATTTTGATCATAATATAAATTCTTAGCTAAAGTTTCTACATATGATAATTGTAATTTGGCAATATTTATGTTATATTCGTTCTTTATTATCTCATTTATCAAATTCTCATTAATTTTCAATTTTCTAAGTTCAGATTCAGCTGAACTCAAATCTATTAAGAAATTCCTTAATAATTCTTTTAGAATTGAAATTGTTGAAGATATTGTAATTTCTTGATTTGCATAATTTACAATTATATCAGCAAAAGCTTTAATCATGCCTAGACCATTTAACTGTTTTACAGCATCATCTGGAGTTAGATATCCTTTTTTAACTAAATCCTCAATTTGAGATATCTGATATCTTAGTTGGGAATATTGAAGTTCAAAGTTCAGAATTTCTAACGCAATTTGTTCATTAAAATTGTTAGTTTTCAAAATCTTCTTTACTTGATTTTCATCAAAAATTCCAAGTCTGGTAATTTGTTCTAATTGATTCAAGATAAGTTGATTGGAATAGATAAGCTGAGATTGAGCTATCATAACATTAAAGACGTCTTGAACTTGTTTCGGATAATTAAGTTCTTTAAATATTGTATTAACTGTAGTTTCTAGATATTTTAAATCTACATACGGTCTTCCGTAATCTGATAAAGCTCTGGATAAAAGTGATCTGAGGAATTGTCTAATAATTCTTTGTACAGCGTAATTATATTCAAGTTTAAAATATTTCAAAAATAGGTCTTTTCCAGAAAGATTGACACTATTGATAATTTCTTGATATGCTTGTTCTGGAGTAACAATAAATTGTCTAATTCCTTCTTCAGCAGCTCTCTGTAGAAGTCTTGCCGTCTGATTTTGATACATTAATTTAGCAGTTTTTGGAGTTATCAAATTATTATATGCATATTGAGAAACTGAAGAAATATCTAAAATTCCATATTGAGAGGCTAGAATAACTTCACGAATTGGTACAGACCTAAATAACGGATTTCCGGGTACAAAATCATCAATTGGAGGAGATAAATAAGCATCAGTAAACCATTCCGGATATCCAGTAAGCAAGATAGTTTCTTCCAAATGGTCTTTAACTTCATCAAAACTTCTTACAGATACCCATTTTGCGATTAACTGGAATGGCGGGTCAGCAAACGGGAGGTCTCCAAGACCAATTTCGTTAAAAATTTCTCTAGCTGAAATCTTGAAATCTGAAATAAATGGTTCTTTAATAAATTCTTTTAAAGTATTTTGGGCTTCAATCCTTACTTCATTTAGAAAATCTACAGCAGTTTCAGCGAAAGCTTTAACAATTTCTCCAAATTTAATCGGTACTTTCCCACCGAGACCGACCGGCGAAAGGTCTATTTCAATTTCCGGCAAAATTTCAGCTAATTTATCAACTATAGTTGGAAGAAATTTACCAATTGTAATTGGCACAATAAATGGTGTCAAAAATTGAGAAATTTGAGAAATTGCAGAACCTACATGATTAAGACCTTGACCGAACCCGCTTAAGAAATCGCTAACAATTGAGCTAAGAATTGTGGCAAAAGCATTAGCTACATCTGTAAAGAAATCGTAAACTGCATTTAGAAATCCGGACGCTACATTTGCTAGATCTTGAAAGAAATTTTGGACTTGTTGTGCAAACCATGAAATAAATCCAGAAATTGCAGAACTTGCGGTTTGAACGAAATTTTGCAAAATTTGTAAGAAATAATTACCAATTTTTTGCATAAATGTTGGAATATCAGAAATTGCTTGACCTATAAAACTTACAAAATTTTGAATATCTTTAGATACAGTATTAAAAAAGTTAATAAAATCTGAGCTCAACCAATTTACAAAATTTTCCAGAGCACTGAGTTCATCTGAAAAAAATGTTCCTACACTTTCTAAAGCCCCCAAAGGATTAAAGAAACTCATATTGTTAATATATACATCTTGTTAAATTTTAAATTTTGACAATATGAAAAAACAAAAAAACAAAAAATAAAAATTCTTTTGAAGTTATTTATTTGAATTTCGAATTCACATTTTAAAAAATTCATTATCTGAAACTTTATTCTGAGTTTAAAAAATTCAAAGTTTTTCTTTCTTTCAATTCTACATGAATCACTTTATCTCACAAATGTTGAAACAAATTGTAATGATGAGTATATAAACTGAAGACGTTAATTTCCAAGAAATCTTTTTAAACCTTTATTTCTCGTAAATTTTGATTTTACAAACATGAGTTTACGCAAAATATCGGCGTGACGTCAAATTCGGCGTTTTTTACGCCGTAATTAAGACGGAACGAAGTAAAAACATTTTTAAAGAAAAAAGTTTAACAACAAAAGAGATAGCCCAAATGTGTTATCTCCTTTATGTGAAATTTTTCCAAAATTCATGATTGTTTGAAAACTTATCTTCAGATAAAGAAAATTTCGAATTTAATCTTATTTCAAACTTTAGATTTCGAAAATTTGAGACAAATAGAATTTGTTAATTACTCATATGATTAATAATATGAATATGTCTTTTAAGTTCACATTTTGTTTTTAATTTGTAATTTGAAATTATCAAAATATACAAAAACAAATATTTAAGGAAGAATTAAAGAAATTATGATATGACACAAATTCAATTAAGAGAAAGTATTATTAGAACAATATTAATAAGTATAATTTATGCAATAATTGAATCCCATTTTGCCCCACAGAATGAGGACGGCTTAATTTCTGTATATCATTTCTTGGTTTTTCTAATTGGAGTTATCGCGGGATTTGACAAAAAGTTGACGATTTGGATAGCTAATATTTTGTCATATTCCGTATTAGAAGATATGTTTTACTGGATTTTTAAACAACAACTTCCATATCAATGGAGTCCAGAATATATAGTTATTTATCATATTCCAATTTATTACATCCCATTTTCAATTATTGCAATTATATTATATACAAAGAAAAATTCAAGATAAAAAAAATTAAATTTTGTATTTATTATTTAAGATTATGTTTTTTTCATATCATAAACTT